AAGTATTACTTGGTGAAAGACTATAAACGAGATACGAATGATAACCCTGTTATCAAGTATAAGACAATCGTTGATGAAGAAGGGAATCCTAAAGAAGTCATCGACTGTGAGAATACATGGAACGTATGGTTCCAACGTGTTAACATTCGTGATATGGACCCTGCTGCTGCGATTGCTAATCCAGATAACAAAGTAGATTATCACGCTATTACGGATGGTGATCCATATTGGATTAACGATTCTGACTTAATGGAAAAGATTTGTCATAATAACTTCAACTCCATTATCACGAAGTATATGTCAATCGACTTGATTTATAGTATGACTAAAACGTTCTATGAATCTACCTATACAATTCGTATGTGTATTGATAATCAGGATGAGATGGATAAGTTGAAAATGAAACTTCCACGTTTAAGTCCTGATTATGTCAACTTATACGAGCTAGTCATCTTCCTATGCACATTAGTTGCTAATAAGTTCGGTCTACGTGGTGAGATCCCTCTTAAAGGATATCAAATTGCCAATGTATATGGGTTCAACTTCAAAGGGGATATCCCTAAGATTCGTGATGACTTATTGTATGGTAAAGGGGCTTGTTCTAAACGTATTGACCCTGAAATCCTTAAGTTCTTCACTAAGATTCATACACCAACCATCAATGATGTTGATGATGTATATCGTAACATCAATGGCTTACGTAAATTTATTGATGAACGTATGCGGTTGACTAAAGACTTAGAAACCTATGAGTGCTATAAGAAACTCTATGACTCTCTACTTATCACAGAGGATGTTAAAGACTTATATAAGAAACCAAATGGTGAGTATGCAACGAGTTATGAAGACTTATTGAGAGATCTACGTCCAGACCTATGGAATATCTTTAATGATATCCGTGGTAAACGTAAAGACTTAGATGACCTAATCAACTATATCTTACATAAACTATCCTCATTAGATGATGAATTCCAATTCATCAGTAGTCTAAATGAAAAGACTGATTTGATTAAGATGGTTGAGAAGTTGGTCAATGAATTTAAATCATATACCGTATCTGATGCATTCTCTGACCTAGTATATGTATTAGATGATCCGCATTTCAATATGCTTAAAATCCTTGATAAACTCAAGGGTATGGAAGTGAATATGACAATTGAGGATCGTAAAGCGTTACAGTATATCTACGATGATTGTATTTCTATGATTACGGTAACGAATAAATATGATGATAAGATTAAGTTCACTGAAGAGTATCGTACATGGTCTTGGCAGTTAGTTAAAGACTTCATTCACTTTACAGATAGAATCCACTTCATCTGGAAAGATATGCAATTAGATGACCATTTCGCTATGCAATTCTATGATATCATTAGCACATCTAAAGATATCGACTTAAAAGATTCCGCAGGTGATAAGGTAGATATCTCTGAACTATTACACTTCATCAAAGATAAATCGTTCCGTGAGAAATTCCCATTGAGTGAAGTGGTAGTACGTAACTTCATCGTTGATATTATCGTCAATAACAAACTTGATTTATTCGATCACATCCAAGCAGAAGAAAAGGTTGCTATCTATCAAAAATTAACTGCGTATCTAATGGAATGGTATGTGTATTCCTCGGTAACCTACTTGAAGGATCGCTTCCCATTACACATGAAGAATAAACATCGGTTAACCAATGATGATCCAGCTGACTTTAGCTTTAAGGATTTCCAAGAATTATTCGATGATCATAGTATGGTGAAAGATAAATCGCTACGAAGTGGTATGGTAGTTAAAACCCTCATGCCATATTTTGCTAGTGGTTATTCATTCAAAGATCGTAGATTCTTAAGTGATTTGCGTCATATTGAAAGATTTAACCCAAAAAACAATACAGTAGAATCTATTATTGACAACAGTGTGTATCCTATTACAGAAGCTCCTTTGAAGAGTTTGTTAGGAACTGCAACTAAAATATCTGATACTGGTAAACAACTAGTATCTAAAGACAATATACAGTTTAAACACACGATTAAGAAACACTATAGTTAACTAGTAAAAGGAGAAATTCAGTAATGAGTAATATTGTTAACAAAAAACTCTCCGATCGTATCGGTACAGTTGATGTTTTGAAAGAACAGTTCTCTGCTCCTGCAACTAAACAACCTAAAACATTCCGTACAGAAATCAGTGCAACTGATGAATTCGGCAATGTGTTGTTTACTAATGAGCATAATGAAACAGTACTTGGTGGTGCCATTACAGTAATGGAAAAAATGTGGGGTATCCGCTCTCCATTGCAAGTAGCCACTATCAATGAAATTATGGATATCAACTCCAATGTGGGTGTTGACCCTAACCCATTAACACAAGATGATATTGTATGCCTTTGGGGTGTTGGTATCGGCGGTTCTGGTGATGCATTTGGTTCCATTCGTCCAGTCAATTTCTATGAACGTGAAGTTGGTCAAAATGGTCAACGTGATGAAATGATTCCATTCCGTGTCGTACAAACTCCATTGAGTGGCGATGATGCTGCTAAATACCATATGATGGAAGAACGTCATTCCGATGGTTTATTTGCATACTATCTTAAAGGCTTTGAACAAACTCCACAAATCAAAGTATTGTGGAAAGATGGTGAAGAAGGCGAAGATGGTTCTGAAGTAGAATCTGATGTTCATAATACATCTCGTCGTGATCTTATCGAAGCTTTCGTAGAAATGCATTTGAAACTCACTAAAAAAGACGTTCGTGAATGGTTCGACGTAAATGGTAATATCCAATTATCTCGTATCAACACTATCGCACTTTTCACAGGTAAACGTGTGGAAATTGCTCCTGGTAAATTCGACTATGTAAACGTAAAAATGTTCTCCAAATTGAATTTGGATAATGAACCATTGACAAACACTAAAGAAATTAACTTCACATACCGTATTTACACTAACTAATCACAACTATTGCGGATATAAGATTAATTTCTTATATCCGCTTTTTCCATTCTGTAAAGGAGTTAGTACAATGGGTTTAATTGATAAGATTCATAAATTATTTAAAACAAATACACATAAACTATCAGTCGTATTGTCACAGGATATTGACGAAAAGGTTGATTTCGTTGAAATCAATCAAGATATAGATGATGCTGTTATTGATGACCATTTCAATAGTCGTTTCATATACGGTCTACAAGATGTGCGAGATAGTATTTTAGAAGATAAAAATCCTAAAAAAGCTTTACAACTTATGCGAAAAGCTAAGATTTCTATGGCTGAAATTGAAAAGTTTTTCGATAAAGAGCTATTCGTTGGTGGATCCAAATATCATAAAGTTCCACTTAAAGAAGTACTCTTATATTGCAACGGTACCAAAAAAGCAAAACCTGGTATCATTGATGTGACTGTAAGTAGTATTATCATGGGTAGACTATTAGAGCTCGGATTAACCGAATACGTTAATAAGAGTATCGTTTCTTTATATGAAACTAACGATACTGAGATAGCTGCTATATTGAATAAAATCAGTAAAGGTAATCTATCTGATATACCAAAAGAATGGCACCCTGTATTGAAATATAGCGATGAATTGTATGTTATTGGGTCTAAAGTCATTCAAAAATATGAATCTTTATTTCATGAATTAACTAAATTATTGAAACAGTACTTTGATTATGCAATCAAAAAGTATTATACTGAATAAGGGGTGCTATGATGGGAATAATCGATAGAATACATAAACTATTTAAAACCGATTCATACAAATTAAAGGTTATCTTATCCAAAGATATCCAAGACGAAGTAGACTTTGTTAAATTCCATGAAGATTATGATGATACGATCGATGATCATTTCGATAAACGATTCGTATATCCACTTCATGATGTTAGAGATGCTATCAAAGAACGAAATGCTAAGAAAGCTATTTTGTGTCTTAAAAAGGCTAAAATTACTATCCCCGAACTTGAGAAGTTCTTTGATAAAGAATTCTTTGATGGTGGTAGTCGGTTACGAAAAGTACCATTGGTTGAAGTATTAAAACAACGTAATCCGTATAGTTATGCTGGTCCTAAAGATGTTATAGCTACTGTAGATGCTATTTTGGGCGAATCATTGTTGGAGTTCGGTACATCTGAACTAATTGTGTCTAACATAATCAAAATATTAGTGGAAGATGGTATGGATAAAGACGATGCAATGGACATAGTCATCGATAGACACTATGACAAAATCCCAAAAGAATGGCATCCTGTTTTGAAACATGTAGATGAAATCGAAGCGATTGTTAAAGTAGTTTACAAAAAATACGAAACACTATGTAACCATCTATTAGAATTAGTGGTAAAATATTTCAATGAAGCTGTAGCTAAATATTATGACCCAAAAAAGTAACTGAGGCTACTTGTCCACGCTACCTATTTAAACCAAAAGCAATTGATAAAGCTTTCATCAAGGAGTATAAATCCGTGAATGACTTCATCAATAAGATTAAGGTAGATGATGATCATCAAGGTACTGTACTGTACTATGAAGGTGAACTGGTTGGTATTGTCAATGTACAACAATCCACACATGGTTTACAAGCCTTATGGGTACATGATGATTATCGTAGAATGGGAGTAGCCCGTCAACTATTGAAGATTGCTACCACTAAGCATGGTTGTAGTCAACTCACAATCGATAAAACAAACAGTGCTGCTATATCACTATATAAAAGTGATGGTTGGACGTCATATAAAGATGACGACCAATATTTATATATGAGAAAATAGGTGAATTGTATGATTACAGAGACTAATAAAGCCTATCTTTTATCATTAAAGCCAGATCAGTTGACCAAACAATGGTTTGATGAAAATTGTTCTCGTCATTATGATCCAGTTATGAAAAAGATGACTGAACCTAAGTTTAACTTCCAAGATAAGTTTACACTTAAACCGAATGAGTATGTCAATACTACAAAAGTAGAAACTAATGTTGGTCAATTGCTCGTTAATAAGTATTTATATGAAGCTATCCCGAATATTCAAAAAGTGTTAGGATATATTGCCGAACCAATCACCAATGGCAAACTAGGTAGTATTGAAAGTGATGAGTTATCAAAAGCTCTTCTTGATGGACATATCACAGCTGAAGATATGTGTCAGTACTTCAATCGATTACAATGGTTAGGTAATACCATTCACACAAACGTAGCACCATCATTCACTGAAGGTACGACGAAAAATCTTGCCAAAGTTATGAAAATTCGTGATAAACTATATGAAGAAAATAAAGAAGCGTTAGCTAAAGGTGATGCTGTTGTTGCTAATAAAATAGAAAAACAGCTTATCGATATGACCAAAGAAGAATTAAAAGACGACATTGGATTGACGTTATATACATCGGGTGCTCGTGGTAGTTTTGAAAATAACTATAAAAACCTTTTCTTAACTCGAGGTCCTGTGTATAACCCAAACACTGGTGGCTACCAAATCATTAAACGTTCCTATATGGAAGGGTTAGAGAAGGATGATGTTCCTTCCTATGGTACAGAGGTAGTCAATGGTGCCTATCCTAAAGCCATCGGTACAGCCGTGGCAGGTTATGCTACTAAAAAATTCTTTGCTGCTTATCAATCAGCCGTATTAGATAAACGTGGCTCGGACTGTGGTACGAAGGCATATCGAAAAACGCTAATTACTAAAAAGAACTATCAGAAACTAATGTATAGATACATCGTAGAAGGCGATAAACTAATAATGTTAGATAACTCTAATATTAAATCATACATTGGTAAGGTAGTTAATTTACGATCTCCTCTATATTGCGTAGGAGATAAATTGTGTTCTAAATGTGCAGGTGATTTATATTATCGCCTAGGTATTGAGAACATCGGGATGTCAACATCTGCTATCGGTTCAAGTTTACTAAAACTATTAATGAAAACATTCCATGATAGTTCTGTTAAAATTTCTGAAATTGATGTTAATGACATTCTTATCTAAAAAAAAAAAGAAAATAAGAGATACAACCAAACGGTTGTATCTCCTCTGTCTCTT